CCAAGGACTGGGGCACCGTCACCGTCACTTACTGGCTTAACCCGAACGATCCGACGCATCAGCAGTTTGAGAATGCTGACGATGGTTTACCGCATAATTTCAAGTGCATCAATCCTGCAGGACTGGGCCAGCGCTCTTTCGTAGGCATCGTTGAAACCATCAGCGATCACAAGCTGGAACTGGCCAAGGGCACCAAGGTTACCGCTAAGGTGGCGATCTCTGGTCCCATCACGTTCTCCATACCGGCCGCCTAAACGCAGCTTCTTCTCTCTTTTTACAGCCGTCAGTACTTCCATGCTGGCGGCTGATTTCTTTTTGAAAACAACATTTTCAGGAAAGCAGAACAGAAATGGATATCAAACCTTTTGAATCGGCGGCGCTGGGCGTGGTTAAGCTCGTTGTGCACACCGCAGAGCTTGAAAATGGCGAGATAAAGGAAACGCAGAAGACCTATCACCTGGTGATGGACTTCAACGCCATGGCTCTGGCCATGGAGAAGACCGAGCTGGATTTCACGATCGCGGAATCGTGGGTCAAAATATCCCTGTCAAATCTGTTGCCCGTGTGCTGGGCGGCATTCCACCGTTTCCATCCCGAAGTCACCGTCGAAGAAGTTGGGCGCATGCTCTCGCCGGCGAAGCTCTGGGACGTAAAGACCATGCTGATGGACCTGGCATATCCCGGCTGGACAGATCGCATCGTCGCGGCCGCCGAAGAACTCAAGAAACAGCAAGAGGAAGGGCAGGCGCCAATCCAGGGGGAAGCCCAGCCCGCCGCCGAAAGCGCGTAATCGATCCCGAGCCTTCAGGCATTCCAGAAATGAAGGCGGTGGCAATCTATGATTTCAGGCTTTCGGAGCGGGCATTCTGGCGTTTGAGTCTTACTGAATTCTGGCTGCTGTGGAAACGGCACATCGTAGCGTTTAAACGCATGTGCTATGTCGGCGGGATCGCGGGCGCGTCGGCGTTCAATGCGCGGCGCACCGAGCACTCACAGCATATCTTCGAGCCCATGGACTTTGTGCATCGTCCGGCCGAAGAGACGCAGCATGATGAGATCGTGCTGATGCTACGCGAACAATTGATGGACCTGAAGCCGGAGCATCACGCCTGGGCGCGCAAGACAATGGCGGAAAACCTCACCGCAAAGGGACTGGACGCGGAAGAGATACTGCTGGAAGTGTTTGAAGGACTGGGTTAAGGAGCTTCATGGCTGTTGTCGGAACATTGACGGTTGATCTGGTCGCGAACACTGCGAGCTTTGAAGGAGGGATGAAGAAGTCCTCCGACACTGCCCGTCGTTCGTCGAAGGAAATTCAGGAAAGCTTTAACAACATGAATTTCCACGAAGCCCGCGGCGGCTTGATGTTGTTTGACGACCTGATCGGCGTGCACATGCCACGGCATGCAGCGGCATTCGTTAGTCAGATTCCTGGCTTTGCTGCGGCGTTCGCCGCCATGTTCCCGGTGGTGGCTGTGCTTGTGGCCATTGAAGCCATCGCCAAGGCCACGGAGCACGTAAAGAAACATCGCGAGGAAATGGAAAAGGCCGGGCGCGAGGCGCTCGACAATGCTCTGGCATTTACTAAGCACGCCGAAGCGCTGCACATCAGCAACCTGAAGTTGCAGGACCAGGTTGCGATCCTCTCGCACAAGCTGCCACAGAATGCCGTGCAGATCGCAATGGAAGAGGGCAAACAGGCCACCACCAACCTGATTGCGGAATTTCAGAAAGCGATCGACAAAGAGACCGAGCTGCTGGGCAAGCAGGAACAGGGCTTCTTCAATAAGCTCTTCTTTGGCGATCAGGGCACTAATGAAGTAGTGCAGAAAGCGGCCGAGTACAGGAAAGAGATCGACGCAATCAGCACAAATCTGCGGCTTGCGCGGGCGACTCCGGGAAAAGAAAAAGAAGCGGACGGCTTTAAAAAGCAGCTCGACAACGAACTGGAGGCGTACAAGAAATATCTCAGCGATCAGAGCAAGGCGATCGATAACGAAATCAATGAGCGTGTCAGCAGCTTCTACCGGCGCGCCTTCCAAAGCTCGGTCCCGATAAGCCAGGATCAATTAACCAAGGGTGTGCAGGGCATCAACCAGGAATACACGCGGGCAAAGCAAAACGTCCTGGAACTCACGCTGATGCTGCAGAGCATGTCGAAGGCTGAACAGGACCAGGCCGCTATCAATATTGGAAACATTCGCAAGGGTTCCGAGGAACTGAAGCATGCAGCGGAAGCCGAGGAAGAGCGCCAGGAGAAAATGGCGAATGAGTTTTCCAAGAAAGAAGAGGAACACAAGAAAAAGGTCCAGGCGCGCGCGGAGGCTGAAGCCAAGCTGAGCAATGCCGGGGCTGAAGCCCTGAGCAAGATGATGCGGGCTGAAGAAATGCTGGATCAAAAACAGGCGTCGGCTGACAAAATCCATCAGCAGGGCGCGGACCGCATTGCGCAGCTCATGCGCGATATCAGCGATCAGGGAGCAATTCAGAGCCAGCGCATGGTCGTGGCCACGGGAAAGATGACGGAGCAGAAGGCCGTTCAGGAAGCCCTGAAAACTCTGGAACACAACAAAGCCGACGCCCTGGCCGATGTCAACCACGAACTGGATGCGCAGATCGCAAAGGTCAAGGCGCTGAGCGCGGACACCTTCGGCGGAATGTCAGGAAGCGCAGAACAGAAAGCCCAATACGAGCGTGCTGTCAGCGATTACCAGGCCATGGAGATCCGTAAGCTGCAGATCACCAAGCAATTCAATGCGCAGATCGATGCCGAGAATTTAAAGCTGGCCAACAATGAGCGGTCGCAGTGGAACAAAATGGCGCTGGACTTCGCGCAGACACAGACGCACATCAGCCAGGTCTCACGGCAGACTATCGGCTCGATGAATTCCAGCCTGGCTTCGTTCATCGTGACCGGTCAGGGCAATTTCCGCCAGTTCGCGGCCACTGCGATCAGCAGCTTTATTCAGATCGGACTGGAATATCTTGAATCCAGGATAATCATGGCGGCCGCTGATGCTTTCTTTGGACAGAGCAAGGATAAGCAGGCTGCAAATACTCTCGCGACAAATGCTTCCATGGCTCTCTCGGCGGCAGGTTTATCGGCGGCCAACACGCTGGCGTTTACCTCGGCGCTATTTCTTCCGCCGATTCCTGAAGGCCTCTCAGCGGCCGCATTCGCCACTGGCATGACGTATGCCGGGTTCGCCGCTGCCGAGCGTGGCGGCGTGCTCCCGAACCGGCAAATGCTGGTCAACACGCATCCGGAAGAGATGATTCTGCCGCAGCACATTTCAAACTTCGTGATCGATGCCGCAAGCAGAGCGTCAGGCGGAAGCGGCGGCGGTCACACTTTCAATGTCAGTCCTGTTTTTGCGCCGACGATTCAGGCCATAGATCAAAAGGGCGTCCGCGAGATGCTGAAGATTCATCATGACGAATTCCATGGCCATCTGATGGACGAGCTGCGCCGGATGAACTACTAGTGTCGAACTCTATCTTTCCAATCCCGCCCGGCAATGCCAGTGGCGCCGCGCGTGGCTGGCCGATCAAAAAATGGCCAGTCTTCCCGCCTACGATCATCCAGACGCCAACGAATGAAGTTGGTGAAACCCGCATTGCGCGCGGCATTTATGCATACTGGCAATTCGACATGACATTTCCGAAGTTGAATTCCAACTTCAACGACCAAACCGGATATCTGGCCAAGGTCGCCGGGTTCTTCATGTCGATGCAGGGCCAGGCGAATTCATGGCTCTATGACGACGCCACGGACAACACGATTCCCGCGTCCTCGCCGGCGCAGTTCGCGGTGGGCGATGGCGTCACGAAGGCTTTCCAGCTCGTCCGGCCGATCGGGGATTACCAGGACCTCATCCAAAACCTGAACGGCACCACCAGCATTTACGATGCCGGCGTTCTACAGGTGTCTGGATTCTCCATCGACGCCAAGGGTGTGGTGACGTTCACGGTCGCGCCCACGGCCGGCCACGTGCTGAGCTGGAGCGGGAAATATTATTTCCGCTGCCGCTTTCTGAAAGACGCTGTCGATTCGCTAGAGAACGTCTTCACCAATTACTGGCGCATCCAGCAGGTGGGATGGAAGAGCATCATTCTGTAGGTTTCACGCGGGTAAAAGAAGGATCGGGACGAAGCGCGTCCTCGCCACCGCTGAGCCAATCGCGCAAGTCCTGCAGGACTTGTTGATCTGACATCGTGTCTTTCCATGAGCCGATAGTGCAAAGCAGGTAGATATCAGCGCCGCGGCTTTCCAGGATGTGGTTCACCGCCGACGTGTCTGTCAGGTCGAGATCGGCGCCGATACCAAACCGGTCAAGCACTCGGCGAATCTCGGCTGTGATCTCTGGCGTGAGGTCTATGGTATTGGGCACGACTTTAATATTTTACCGGACTCGGGGAAAACACAATGCAGATGCGCCAAGTTCAGAACTTCGACGAGCTAAAGGCTCCCGGTGATTACATGCTTACGAACCGCTGCAACTGCGGTTCCGGTGCGGAGGGTGAAGACCTGACTGGGCCAGTCAAGCACCACTACAACGGCTGCATCAATCCGCAGACGCACACGGGTTTCATTCTTGTCTGTCAATGCGGGGGAACTTTCTCTTCCCACAAAGATCATCGCGTTATCCAGCGTGAGCCGTTGACCGTTCGCGCGAGCTGGCTGTGTCCGAAGGGATGTCACGGCTTCATCATTGACGGCGTCTATCGCCCTTGCTAAGAGCTAAAAGCTATGAAGTTAAGCATCAAAAACAACCCGCAGCTCCTGGCGTTCCTGCAATCGCGCGTGGAGTTTCAGATGGCTGATTTGTTCGTCATTCAGATGGCCAACGGCCAGGCCATCACTGCAACAGACTGGCAGATCGATATCCTCAACGCCGGCGCGCCTCCGCAGAACTATTTCGCCAGCGCATTCGGACGCTGGTCGCGCGGGCCAATCACCACGGAAGCAGTCTTTCAGCCAACGGCGCAAGGAATGGAACTTAAAGTAACGATTCCGAACGACACCACGGTGAATTATCCCGGCAACAACGTCCCGCTTCTGAAGACCGTGGCCACTGGCCTCTTCGATAAGGCCCAGGTGTGGGTTTACACGGCTTATGCGCCGCTCGATCCCAACGTCTTCAACCGTCATGCCAATGGGTTTGATACATCGCTCGGGCTCGAAATGAAGTGGATGGGAGACATCACCAGCATTAAGTCGCTGGACCGCAGCCAGTGCACTTTCAACTGCACCGATCTGCTCTATCGTTTAAACCAGCAGACGCCGCCCAACATTATTCAATCGGGCTGTCTGAACACGCTTTTCGATTCGCATTGCGCGCTTAACCCAGCCGGGTTCCAGGTTGCCGCGCAGATCGCCGCTGGCAGTACTCAATTGGTGCTGAATACCACCGCGGCGCTGCCGGCAGTTGGCACTGACGCGCTGCCCTATCCGCTGGGAGTGATCAAGTTCACCAGCGGCGCCAATCTAGGGCTGGGCGGCAAGATCAAGGCGCAGAACTCCACCACGCAGATCGTCCTGGACGCGCCTTTCATTTTCCCGGTGAATATTGGGGATCAATGCATCATCACGCCCGGATGCGATCAGCAGCAGTCAACTTGCGGGAAAAAGTTTGCCAACGTGATCCATTTCCGCGCTTTCCCCTTTACGCCGCAGCCGGAGGTAGTGCTGTGAGGGGTTCTGCCTCATTCAATTTCAAGCGATGTGAGTCTCTTGCGGTGCTCCCGTAAACATTTCTGCATCGCCTTTTTTGGGCCTTGCATGTCTTCGGGGGTAGCATCACAGCCGTAACGCTCCAGTTCGTCAGCTAGATTGCGCAGAGCTGCGGCAAGCGTGTTTCCAAACCCCCATGGTGCTTCCATCGGATTAGCGTTGTCATACATAATTCCGACAGATTTGTCATTCTCGGCAAATGCTTTCAGGATCAGGTAATTTTCTTCCATACCCGAGTTAGATGTCCATTTTGGTTGTTATATGAACCCTGAATTAAAACGGAGCGTTTATTTGACTGAAACCATAGAGCTCTCAGCAGAACAGCGCATCGCCGTGGTGGATGAAGCCACGGCCTGGGTCACCGCGCACACGCCGTACATGCCCCATGCCAAGCTGAAAGGCCTGGGCTGTGACTGCGCGACGTTCATTCTTTGCGTCTATCGGGATCTCGGGATGGTGGAAGAGGTGGACCACGGATGCTATTCGATTCAGGCCCACCTTCATAAACCAATGTCGGAAGCGCATGAGCGGCTTCTCACACAGTATGTTGACACCATCCTGCGCTATGCCGACGAAATCCCCGAGGCCGAAGCCCAGCCCGGCGACATGGTTTTATTTAAGACGGCGCGGGCCTTCGCGCACGGCGCCATCGTCATCGACTGGCCGACTGTGGTGCATGCCACCATCGGTCATGGAGTCGTGTTTGCAGACGTCAGTATCGATCCACATCTCAAGCCGCCCCGTGAGCGGCGCTTCTTTTGCAGAAACTTCAGCAAAGGTTAAAAAGTGATGATCAAAAAAAGAAATCTTCTGGCGCGGATTTTACGCGTGCCTGTTACCGCTGTCCGCCATTACCGCCTCTGCCGCAACCTGTTGGCTTCGATGAGACTCGCAGTTCTCCTTTTGAAATAAATGGGCTTCTTAAGACCTAAAACCAAATCGCCGGCACAGCATCCTGCGCCCAAACTGATCAACATGCATGTAACGCATGCGGTGATCGGGATAACCCTGCCCATCGGCATGGGCCAGCGCCGTCTTCCGCTTAAGCTGGTCTTTTACTCCGACTTCGCCGCTATTCCTCATGTGCAGTCCACGGCGGCTGGCGGAGGCGGTAAAGGCCTGGGTGGTGGCGGCGGATCGTCGCAGCCTAGCACTACCTACACATACACGGCCGCAGTGATGGGTGCGCTGTGTTCCGGGCCAGTGAATGGCCTGATGAACGTCTGGGACAGCAAAGGCCACTTCCAGCAAACCAGCGTGAGCGAGAGCTTCACCGTCCCTGGTGGCGGAGGAAATTATGTGGTCACCAATGCCGCGCTGTATAAAGTCGATCGCGGCGTTGGCTTCGCGCAGGCCTATAGCCAGAATGTAAATGACTTCGGATCGGCCGGGACAGTCACACTCAGCGGCAGCTATCAGGTTCCGATGGTTGCAGGCCCGGTCGCGGCGCCCGGCGTTTATGCCGTCAATCCTGCCACCGGCACATATACCTTTCACGCGGCCGACGCCGGCAAGTCTGTCCAGATCACTTACAGCTTCAATCTGCTCAACGTGAGCAATCTGGAAGATGCCAGCATTCCCGGCACGCCGTTCCAAATTCTGGTCGATGACTCGGTGGACTTCCTGCAGGACCAGGGCGTCATCTTCACTGCGACCAATACCGCTCTTCAGAAGGTAGGCGGCGCGCCAGCGGCTGGGCAGTACTCGGTGAGCGGCGGCCTCTACACCTTCAATGCGGCGGACACAGCCAAACTCGTTGCCATCAGCTATGTCACGCACACTACCAATCAGCAGAGCGATGCCGCCACGTCGCTGAACCTGACGCTGTTGACCGGGACCAAGGGGCAAGCGCCGTGGAGTTATCTCACGTCGCGCCATCCTGAAGCAGCGATCGGTTACACCGAAGTGGCGATGCTGGCCAGCGCGGCGATGGACCTCGGCGCGAACGGCGAGCTGCCCAACTATTCTTTCGAAATCGCTCTGCCTTACCAATACGGCGCCGGGATTGTTGATTGCAATCCCGCTGACTGCATCAACGCCCTGCTGCAAGACCCATTCTTTGGCATCGGCTTTCCCGCAGCCAATATCGGCGACTGGACAGCCGCTTCTAATTTCTGGGTTGCCAATTCTTTCTTCATCTCGATGCTGATCGAGCAGCAGAACTCGGTAGCCGCTGAGATTGGTCCCATCCTGGAAGCCGGCATGACGGCCTGCTTCTGGAGTGAAGGCCTGCTGAAGCTGGCGCCGTATGGCGACACCAGCGCGGCTGGCAACGGCAAGATATACGTCGCGCCAACGCAGCCCGTGGTTGACCTCTCGTCGGCTTCCACCGTTCTGCTGGGTGACTTCCTCGTCGAGCCCAGCATCACGCGCTCCGCCTGGCAGGACGCCAACAACAAGGTCCAGGTGCAATGGATCAACCGCGCCAACGCCTACAACACTGAGGTCACCACCGAGCAGGACGACGCTGCAATCCAGCGTTATGGCCTGCGCGTGGAAAGCCCGCAGAGCTGGGATTTCATCACCACACTGGCCGCGGCGCAGTTTGCCGGCAATCTGCGCGTCAAGCGATCGGTAAACATCCGCGCGCAATATACCTTCTCACTGCCCAGCACTTACGTTTATCTCGAACCCATGGACCTGGTCACGCTCACGGTCCCTGAGCTGGGTTTGGTGAAGACGCCGGTCCGCATCACCAAGATCGTTGACAATCCTGACGACAAAGGTCTGGAGATCACGGCGGAAGAGTTTCCGTGGGGCACCGCGCAGCCCTCGATTTACACGCGGCAGGTTGGCATCGGTTTCCAGCCGAATGCAGGCCAGGCGGATCCCGGGAACACCACTGCGCTGGTCTTTGAAGCCAGCAACCGCTTCGGCATGCAGAAAGGAAATATTCTTTACGGCTTCGTGAGCGGCCAATCTCCGGACTGGGGCGGCTGCGATGTTTATGTCAGTTTTGATGGCGTGAAATACGATCTTCTAAACGGCCAGCAGATCACTACGCCGGCGCGCCTTGGTACGCTAGTGAATTCTCTCGCTGCCGGCGTTGCCGATCCTGACACGTCGAATTTTAAGGTGAAGATGTCGAACGGCGGCGCCGTGCTGCCCAACATGAGCGCGGCAGACTTCAATCAGTTCATCTCGCAGTGCGTGCTGATCGATACCACGGATAATGTTCCGTTCGAAATCTTTGCTTATCAGAACTCCACGCTGGTGGATAAAGACACCTTCCAGCTCGATACTCTGCACCGCGGTCTTTACGGCACCGCCAATGCCGCGCACTCGGCCGGCGAGACGTTCTGCCGCCTTGATCAGGCCAGCTTTCAATTCCAGTATGATCCCAGTCTTTACGGTAAAACCATCTTCTTCAAGTTTCCATCCTTCAACACCGTGGGCGGACGTCCACAGCCGCTCTCACAGGCGTCTGTATATTCCTTCACGCTGCCGGGCGACGGTCCCGGCGCTGTCGATATCAATACCGGCATCTGGCGGCCAGGTCAGGGAAGCGTGCCTCCGAGCTGGAGCGGAACTATTACATGGTCCAGCGCGGTGCCCGGCACAACGCTGAATGTGGCATGGAACGTCAATATCAACCGCGGGACCATGCCGCGTCCCAGTCAGGCTGCCAACACGCTGGATGTAACGAACTACAACAGCAACCAGACATTCACCGGGCTCACGGCTTCCACCAATTACTGGCTCTATCCCTATGTCGATGACAGTGTCATCGGCTCGCCCTGGAAGTTCACGCTGAATTCTGATGTCGCTGGCGCTGTTGGAACCCCTGCAGCGTGCTATACCGCCCTTACGGCCAATGCCACATACTTCAGCGGACGCAATGATCATCTTCCGCCAAACAACGGCCCGCTGGCAGTCACCACGGCGCCGTCGAGCGGATCGGGAAGCGGTGGAAACGGTTCGCCTCCAGGCGGTCCATGCCCGCGCGGAGATATGGTTTGCCGGCATCGCAAAAAGGGCGTCATTCGCCACGATGAAGTTGTGATTGGCGACTATGTTCGCGATCGCGGCCGGTGGGTCAAAGTCCTTGACGTCATCCACGGCTGGAGCAATGAGTGGAGCGTTATCCACACCGAGTGCGGCGAGGAAATCTACGTCACGGAAAACCATAGCTGGCCGGTGCCGTGTGTGGCGTGGACCAGGCCGCCATGCCAGCATCATGCTTCCGAAAAGGGCGGACGGCGGTTTCAATTGGAATGTGTTGACTGCAATCGTATGCCGCAGGAAGCGCGGCCGTTCTGGGAAGAGAAGCGCTGCCCTGAATTGAAGATCGGCGCGCCGCTCTTTGCCGACGACGAAGCTTTCACCGCGGTCGCTGCCAAGGGCTGGAGCAATCAGCCGGGAATGGTTGTTGGCCTGGTCGTCGAAGGTGATCACACCTATCTGATCGGCTCAACCCGGCCGCGTGTGCGTACCTGCAACGGCAATACGTTGCCGAGGTCATGAATACCGCGAAAAGCACGAACTCGGATCAATGTATTGAGTGGTCGCTCTTGAAATCGCTGCAAATGTGCTGATCAAACTGCTTAATCGCAAGATCTTGTAATTCCTGTTTAGTCTCTGAAACCCTGGCCGTATCTACCACGAACTTCCACGCGCATTGGCTGCATCCGTAGCCCCCTGGCTCTTTGTCTTTGATGTTAATAAGCATTTTTCGACGTTTCGGCATATTTCAGCTCCAACCGGTCCCAAAATGAAACGCTATTTTATCTGTCCAAAATCCGTCTGGGCTGAAGATCACCCGGTCAACGGCATGCCGCGCCACGCCTGGATGGACGGCAGCAGTTACGTCGAGTTGGATGCCGATCACATCCTCGTCGCCGGCGACTTCGCCAAGGACCAGCACGAGATCCATTGGTCTGACCATCCGGAGATCGCGCGCCTGGCGCATCCGCAGAACGAAGGCGATCTACCGCTGGCCCATCTGCATCAGCATCCTCGCCATGGCCACAAACAATTCAAGAAGCACCATTGGGACAAGCTGGCATCGCTCTGCGCGCTGCATGGCCACCAGCTCGACGCCACACACACCGTCTGGGACATGCATGACATGCTTACGCCCCACTATCCCGGTTTGAAGCTAGCCCGCTATTAAGTTCGCCAATATCAAAAGAGAAAGGCTGAAACCATGAATATCCGTGTCATCTGTGTCATTAGCTTGCTTTTGCTCGCATCCATCGCGTTCGGCCAGGATTTCAAGGTGCAGCTTCCACCTGGCTGCAGATGGGTGACAACTTGTTCCACGAACGGTATATGTCTCGCTGTCGCGCAAACGACATGTGACGCCACCAAGGTAAAGCCGCCAAAGAAGGACCACAATTTCTTTGACTGGAAAAACGATGCCATCTTTGCCAGTCAGGCGGGCGGCGCTGTCGTGGCCTCAAAAGAATGGAACGGGGTTTTAAGCTATTACATCCCTGATTTCAACGAGTGGCGCAGCCAGCTCCATCAGTCCTACAAGTCGAACTTCGCGATTGTGGTTGCGGTCGATGGCATTGGTTATGGCTTTCACAAGGCGCGCTTCCCGCACCATCACCTGATCGAACGCCTGGTGATGATCAGCGGTTCCGGGTTGCTCTATTGGAACGCCGTCCGCAATAAACACAATTACGACAAGACCGACTGCGACAAAGGCCGTGAAGAAGGCAATCAATTCCTGATCTCTCATTTCTGCCACTGAGTCGTTCATCTCACCCGAACTACTGACGTCTGGAAAGGCTTCCATGTTTAAACTACTTCGCGCTCTCGCTGTTATCGCTCTGCTGTCCGCTACCACTTTTGCTCAGAACTTCACCCTGCAGGGCGGCAACTTCCAGCTCGCGGGCGGCGCCGGTCCCGTGGCCAATGGCTCGGTGATTCTCACGCTGTCGAACCCAGCGGCTACCGTCATCGCCACCGGAGGCGCGGCTACGCCGGTTTACACCATCAACCTCGACGCGAACGGCAATATGCCGCTTACGCAGGTGATCGGCAATTCCGCACTAACTCCGCCTGGAACGTTTTACACGGCACAGTTATTTACGTTGGCCAATGGCGGCGGCACGCTGATCAGCACCCAGACATGGATCGTTGGACCAAGCGCGCCTTACAGCGGAACCTTGTACCCGAATGTGATGGTTCTGCCGGCCGTGTCTTTTGTCGGCGCCGTCACTGTACCCAGCTCCACAGTGACGTTCAGCGCCACTCCGACATTTAATGCCGCAACCGTTTCTAAGTTCTATATCACCCTGACTGGCAACGTCACTTCGAGCACGTTGACCGGCGCGGTAAAGGACCAGCTCGTCATCTTCGTGATATCGCAGGATGGCGTCGGCTCGCGCACCTTTGCGTGGCCCACCAACGTCAAGGGCCAATCCATCGCGCCTGGCGCCGGCCTCACCAGCACGCAGGCCTTCAGCTCAGACGGAACCAATCTATGGCCAATAGGCGAGATGACGGTAAGCAGCGGCAACGTGGACGTGAGAGCGAATACCATTGCCGGGGCAAGTTTAAATCTCGCCGGAACTGGGGCGCTTTTGACTACAGCGCAGAGTGGAACCGGTTCGCTATGTATGACCACCAACTGTGTCATGACAACGCCGAACATAGGTGCGGCAACTGGAACATCTGTTTCTGCAACGTCAGGGTTTCCATTTACAGGCTTAAGCGGATCGACCGGCACAAACACGGCTTTCCAACTCGGGCGTGCCGCTGTTGAGGCTAACTATGGGATTGTATCTGGCAACGGGTTTTTCTTCACCAATACTGATCTAGCGGCCGGAGACTTTTTCTTACGGTTAAGTTCATCCACAAACAGGATTTATCTTGGCACTGGGACAGGTATAGCTCCATTCGGAGTCAGCAACACGGCCGCCAATTTCTATGGTTCTACATCTGGCTCGACAGCGGTAAAAGCCAGCGCCGTGGCCTCAGGCACCCTCACCTTCCCAGCCGCAACAGACACGCTAGTAGGTAAAGCCACGACTGACACGCTGACGAATAAGACGCTGACAGCTCCGATAATCTCTGACCCCACGATCAGCGGCAACACAAACCTGAAGCGCATCAAAGCCAATCAGGGGACGACTCTGGTAGCGGGAGACTTTTCCAGCCTGGGTGCATTCGGAACAACGGCATCAGTTTCTAGTGTCACGGGCACAGATCAGGCGTTTTCTGTGAGCATCGCTTCGACCGGCACCGGCCAATCAGCTAATGCAACCTTCTTACTCACGTTCCATGACGGCACATGGACAAACGCGCCAATATTTAGCTGTAACCGTGGGGAAAATTCCGCTCCGTCCTCTTATACGCTGACGTCGACAACGGCAACGACGCTGACTGTCACAATGGCAGCCACAGCGCCAGTTGCCGCTTCGACCTATACGTTCAACTGCGTGGGCATTGGAAGGTAAAGGCTTTACTCTCCCCAGAGTTCTGCCATCTCTTGAGTGGCGCATGACGCGCTAGAAGCGGGGCAATCAATAGTGGAATGCGGATCGCGGGACAGCTTTACTAATGAACCTGAGGAGATGATGAAGTCCACCGGAAACGGCTGATCGGTGTAATGCTCTTCAACGTGCTTATCCCATTCACGATGGAACGATTTGTAGCCGGGAAGTCCGGCAGGCGGAATGACCTCAAGGCAAACGCCAGTCTCAAACCGCGAAGTGGTTCCGGCGCCGATCCAAAGGCGGATGCTGTGAACGTGAATATCTTTCGTCGTAGTGACGGTCACAACCTGATCTTTGCCGCAAGAATCGAGCGTTTGCGTATCGGTTTCGATGGGCTGCGGAACCCCGAACAAGGGGCAGGCATTGTCGAGAAGTGCAATATAGCTGCCCGGAGCTTCTTTGGTGGTTCCGAAGGCCCCGCTGGTATTTGGGCATCCTCCACCATACGGAGCAGGCGGAGGGCCAGCGTGAACGGTTGTCGGGCTGAGTGGAGATTGGCCGCAGCCAATTAAGACGAACAGTAGGGCAAGGATAGAAATTTTCATGCCCGATGAGAGTAATCCAGAGTTGGTGAAAAGGCGAGTAAAATTGGTCTTAACCATTGGTGGGGCATCCTTGGTGCCCTGTTTAATCGGTTGAAAGTGGCCGGTTCGGAAGGTGACACTTCCGGGCTGGCCGTTATTGTTGTTTAAACGTCTTTTACGTTTCCTTAAGAATCTGGTGCGCACGCTGCCGACTTACGCCGCGTTCAGCCATGATGCGCTTGACCTCTGGGTTCCCTGGGCGGCCTCCAACCTTGCCGCCCTGCTTTCCCCACACCTTCAGTTTCGCGCTGTGCTTCCTTGCCGTCGCGCGGCCGCCTTTGGCGGAATTGCATTTGCGGCAGGGAAGCGCCAGGCCGTGGGGCTTACACTTCATCCTTTGAAATCCTCCAGTTTGTAATCCTCTAATGTCACCCGCGGCGGCCTGGTGCTGGTATCGATCGCTTTGATCTTCAGCCGCAGCCGACGCGGATCGCGCAGCTCTTCCGCTGGCGCCTTCAATTTGAACTTCACTTCGGGCCGCACGCCGAGATCCCGCGACATCCATCCCTTCTCGACGTTCACAAAACCCACCATGTCTTTGCCCACCCAGTCATTAAGGTCCCAGTTGGAGACAACCTGGATGCGCTCGGCGTACTGCTCCAGCTCGCCGGCGAGCCGCGGGCGGTAATGATATGTCTGCATCCTGCCCATGCCGAAGCTCGGCCCAACCTTGTGTGTCAGCTCCCATCCGGCCAGGTCTTCCGCGGTGATTCGAATGATCAGTGGCATCGACGTCGATTCTCTCATGCGGCACCCACTTCCACCGGGTGGACGATCAACACGTTGCCGACGCGTGTTCCGAACAGGAGGTCCGGCTCGGTGCCGGGACCTCCTTTGTCAGCGCGTTGAAACGCTGTTTTACAGACGTTACAAGTTGCTTTCAGTTCGTCAGCGGCCGCGCGAACAATCACCGGCTTTTCGCAGGCGCAGGTGAATTTACGAAGGCGCGAACCGCTACCGGTTCCGCGCGACTTGCCACCGCGAACGCCGATGCCGAGAGGGCAGGGCCGCAGCTTCATTTTCGGCAAACCAGTAAAACGATGCTCACCGCCAAAGATTGGCTTGCCGTCAGAGATGGTGGCCAGCTTGACCACTTCCGCGCGGATTGCCGGAGAGAAGTGAGCGAAGGAGTAACGCGTCCCGGCCGCTTTTGCTTTCCGCAGTCCGAGGAATTCGCAAGCCTTCAGCCACTCCCGGCCGTGTCCGGCTTTGCTGCCAGCCAGAACGTGGGCCAACTCATGGATGGTGGTTCCGGCCAGTTGGACGGGCGACTCTTCACCCGTGGCGGCGATCTCTACCAGTTCGGTTGCGGTGGGATGGCCGTTCTGCCACGCGCCAAAATAGCAGATGCCGCGATAGCTGCCGTCGCCAATGCCGTAGACCAGCTTGGCTGCTAGGAGTCGCTCACGGATGGCCATATCGCCAACGTTTGCGGCTACGATGTCTCTTACCTGTTTGATGAATTCTTCGTGCTTCATTGTGTCCTCTTTTGTCGAGGGAATTGACTTACTGTTTAAACTATAGGCTCATTACTGGCTTTTGTCAAGGGGTAATTTACATTTATTTTTGTGAACTTAAAGCGGCCCCGAACGCCTGTAAAACGTCCAGGGCCGCGCTTGGCAGCTAGCTTATGCCTCCTTGGTTCTTTCACGTTTATTTCTTGAGCGCCTCGCGAATCTTAGCCGCGGAGTTGCCATGCTTCAACACCAGTTGTTGCAGGCGTTCCTTGCTTACGCCCAATTCTTTAGTCCAGTACTTCACTTCGTAGTCTTCTCTGAGGCTGATAAGCTTGCTGTCCGGAGTGCCGCGGTTGCTCTTGTCGTCTGACATCTGTCTTTCCCTCCATTTTTCGATTGGATGCGGCCTCTCCGGCCAGTGTTTTACAATAGAAATAACGTGCCCTTACCCAGAATCCAGCCTTTGGCCCTTGGCCGACGTGTGTCTGCCTTCAGTGATCCCGCGTGGCTTTACGAGCTGAAGTGGGACGGCTTCCGCTCGCTGGCTTACGTCGAACGCGGCCGCTCTGAGCTGTGGTCGCGCAATGACAACAAGTTTTCCCAGTTCACGCCGCTATGCGTCTCTCTGGCCAGCCTGGCTGCAACCAGCGCCATCCTGGACGGCGAGATCGTATGCCTGGACCAGCACGGCAAAGCCGACTTCAACGCCCTTCTGTATCACCGTGGCGATCCTTGCTTCTATGCCTTTGATCTGCTCTGGCTCAGTGGCGTCGATCTGCGCCGGCGCCCGCTGGTGGAACGAAAACATATCCTGCGCGAGGTCCTGAGAGGGTGCGATCCCTACATCCGTTATGTGGAGCACTTCGAAGCGCAGGACGGACCCGCCTTCTTCTCGCTCTGCTGCCAGAACGATCTGGAAGGCGTGGTGGCGAAGCGGCGCGATTCCACCTACACCGAAGCCGATCACAAAACCGCCTGGCTTAAGATCAAGAACCGAGATTACACGCAAGCCAAAGACCGCGGCGAGCTGATGAATCCCGGCAAGCGCAAACCGGCCGCCAAAGCCGTCGCCGAGCCGGACATTCCACAATTCAAGTGCGGCGGTTATTAGGCGCATCACTGAACAGCGCCGGATATTCAGCCATGGCTTTCTGGTAGATGCGATGGGCCAGGCTGAGCGCGTCGTTAATGGTGCAATGGACTTTGGGTGATCTTCCCAGATTGTCTTCCCGCGCCAACCGGATGGCGGCAATGATGCATGCGCCGATCACAACGGTGTTTCCTGCCCTGGACATCAGAAAAGCATAAGGCGAACACGGCGCGAAAGTCAAATTGGGCAGATCAGGCGTAAGATCTATGCCCCATGTTACCAAGCTCGATCATTTCCGTGTCCGTCATTATTTTTATCGCCTTACTGCTTTTATATCTCGCCCGCGCTAAGGCCAGATCAGCTCCATTAAATACTGCTCCTCTTATTCCGCCCACTCCAACTCCCTACCAGCCGCATACGCCGTGGCATGACCCTCCAACAGCACTTCCAGAACTGCGTCACTTCATGCTTCAGG